AAGCGNGCNNGTGGAAATTTTTGTGTTAACGCTGCCCCGGTTGAGATCAGATTTTCCGGTTGACTTTAGATTCTGAGGAAACGAGTTTATGAAATCAAGGCGTGCACCCCAGCATTTACGTCCAGCCACCCGGCGATGGTGGCGGTCTGTTGTTGCTGACTTCGATCTGGACTTGCATCACCTGCGTTTGCTTCAGCTTGCCTGCGAGAGCTGGGACAGATGCGAGCAGGCGCGTGAAATTCTGGCGGTTAAGGGTCTAACTTTCGATGATCGTTTCGGTTGCCCACGTGCTAGACCGGAGGTTGCTGTAGAACGTGACACCCGCTTGGCGTTCGCTCGGCTGATCCGCGAGCTGGACCTGGNCACCGAGCAGGTAAGCGAGCCGTCACGGCCGCCAGCGCTGCGCTCGAACAGGCGGTGACGCTATGCCTGTGAAAAGACGCAAGCCCAAGTTCCGCCGATCCGATTACCCGGGCTGGATGATCGAGTTTCTGNAATTTGGTCAGGTATCCGAGGTGACCGAAGTCAATCCGCTGGAGCTGCTGATCTGGCAGCATCCCGGCGACGCCGACCGCGAGCAGATGCGGAATGTCTGGCTTGCCTGCCGTGATGACATCCTGCGCGACTGGGTCAAACAACGACCCGGCAGCCGGCCGACTGCGTGGTGGCAATATGATACGCATGAACAACGGAAGCGTCTATCTGGAAGCGGTACAGCCCGACATGAAGTGCTGAATATGACGCCGGTTTTCCGCTTCGGTATTCCTGACAACTGGTGCACCGATATGGATGCCCGTTTGTGGCCGCACCTGAACTGCACGCCGATTGATCCGGCTGACCCGCCAGTCTTCGAGTCGGAGGCGACGCACCTGAAGCGGCTCGCCCTATTTCAACCGCGAGAATTGAAGCGGCTGAAGGAAACCGATTTCAAACCTGAAGTAGTAATCGAAGAGGTAACGACATGAGCGACAGCCTGTATAAATTTCGACACGCACCCGGACGGGCAGAACTCTGGCTGGCTGGAACTATCGGTGATGATCGNCTTACCAGCGCCCAGCTTCGGGCCGATCTTGCCAAGTGCTGCGATGATGATCTTTCGGCGATCAATGTCGCGCTGCACAGTTTTGGCGGTTGCTACCGCGAATCACGAAAGATTCATTCTGTACTTCGTNGCGCGGCGTCACAGGGTGCCAGGATTATTGTGAATGTGACAGGTGCGGCAGCTTCTGGCGGCGCACTGATTGCGTTAAGTGGTGACGAAATCCGCATCGCCGCAAATGCCTACATGATGATTCATCTCCCGCATATGGCGGAAGGTCAAAACGCAGCGGATCAACGGCGGCGTGACGCACTGATTTCCAATGCTGCCGAGCGGATGAGCGCACTCATTCAACGCCGCACTGGATTACCTGAATCGGTTGTTTTTGAAATGATGGCGGAAGAAGTCTGGTTTGATTCGAATGAAGCCCTTAATGCAGGTTTGGCCGATGAAATTATCGACCCAACAGAACTGGCTGACAACATACGCCACGAGATTCCGCACACACCTGGAACACTGGCTGCACGCTTTGGTATTTGGCACGGGATGCGGAACGAAAACCGAAAACGTATTCGCCGGGATGGCGGTGCGGAGCACATGCAAAGGACAGCGTTGAATATCAATCGTAGACACTGGAGAACATCATGAAAACGAACACAGCTTTTGAACGTCGAATTGCCGAGGAAGTTGAGGCCGAACGTCTTGTAAGTCGGCAGGAATTTATTAACGAAATAGCAGAAATACGCACCGCAGCCGCTCCCAAGATAGCGGCCGCCGCAAAAAACGAAACCGCCGCCGAGCGTGCTTTTAAAGACGCCAAGGCAGCATTGGAAGAGACGGAAGCTAATTACCGGGCTGCTCAACGCGTGCTCACTGGGCTGAAAGCTGAATCCGCTGGCCGAATCCGCCGACTCGAAACCAAGTTGATAAATTCAGCATCGCAAAAAATAGACAGTTTCATTACTGAACTCAGACATGAGCAGAAAAATATTTGTTCAGGCGGTGGCGCATCGAATGAAATACGCCATACAGCTGCGGGCGATGAAGTCTGGTCAAAATCTATGTCGCTGGGCTGCCGCATAGAATCCATAGTGGCTGCCGCCGAGAAAGCTGAGTTGCTCAAACTTGAACCACTTACCGATGGCGAGCTTGAAGTGCATTTTCAAGTCATGCGGGATGAGCTTCCTGAGATTCGGCTGGAACTTGTCAAAGGCTGATCTTATCCACCGCCACGGACGGCGGCGGGATTCTCCTATGAATCTGGCATTGCGAAATTACTCTGCACCCCGTAAAAAAATCGCCGACGTGCCGGTGGCGCGTAACTCACCGCAGTACATTGAGCGGAGCATTGACCGGCTGGCGATTCTTCAGGACGTGCGCTCGCTGACAACACGCGATCAAGTCCGCGTGGCCTTGAGTCGCTGGCGGCATGTTTTATTTTCCGGGCAGGTTGAGGCGCTGGAAGACTGGCTGGAATCGATCGGCGATTGAGTTTTTTCATACTGTGCCGATAATTCTGAGCAGCACAAAATACGTGCCTAAATACGACCAAAGTAGTAACATGAGTAGGCGTGGAAGAGAACGCATAAAAGTGAGAGGCCAAAAATGGCTGTGAAATCAACGGTATTTGGCGGTGCCCATCTTTCTGGTTCGGAGGCGGAGAAGTTTCAGAATCAGGTAAANTACGGTCGGCCCAAACAAGCTGCTANAGAGACTGTAAAACGTGGTAAACGGCTACGCGATGCGCTGAAGGCACATGGCTCGGTTGTCTTGCGCCCGCGCAATCCCTAGCGCCTAATCTCTTTAAACGTGCCGCCTCCTCAACAGCTCAGGCTGCGGGAAATCCGGGCGGGCGATATCGTTGATAAAATATACCTAGGTCATCGTGATTTTCAAACGCTGAAGACGTTTCTACGCGTCGAGGCGAA